TGGCAAAAGATGGAGTCACTTTTAAGCCTAATACTCCTAGTGCTATTACTTGTGAAGATATTGTTGTTAATATTCCACCAAATCAAGTTATCCCACATACTCATAAATTAAAGCAGTAGGCAAGCACGGGTTGGAACTTGCCCACCTAGACACCCTATCCATCGCCATGTCGAATAGGGTAATAATATTATAGAGCAACTGACGCTCCAACAGAGCAGAGGCAGGAGATGTATCAGCCAACGTCATCCCGTAAGAAACTGTTGGAAATTTCAGACAGTAGAAAAATATCATTTAAGGACATAGATATTCTTTGGGTCATTCAAGCCCTTGACATACCATTCACAAAGCATGATACTGGGTCTAGTTGCTCTTATAATATTCTAGTTATTTTTTCTTTTTTGTCAACTTTGTCACGACTTGTTTAACTACTGGGCGGACAAGCTGAAGTACCAATGGTGCAGAAGCACCAACCAAAGCAAGGCTAAAAACCCCAACAAACTGTGGAGCAGAAGGAATGTATTGTTCTTTCCACTCAACTGCTTCATACAAAGTCACACATTCACTCCCATCTTGCCCTCTTTCATGCCCAATAACACGTTCTAGCTTTTTATCGTTACGAAAATCTCCTACTCTTTGGTCATTTTTACCAGGGCAGGGAGGAAAATCTGGTGGGGGAGGGTCAGGTGGTGAAGAAATTTTTGGCTGCTCTGTTTCAGGTAAGGGCGGTGGTTCATTACTGATAGGTGCTTCTTCTGTAATGACAAGATTCTCAGGTGTATAGTCAAGAGGTACAAAGCTAGGAAACGGAAAATCACACGTTGTAAACACTCCATTTGGATCTTCCAATAATAAATTACGATTACCAGTGTTTTTTATGTCTCGATGTTGATAAGTACAACCAGGAACATCAATAATAGGTGGTTTTGCTATTTGTAAATAATGAGGATTATAAGGCTCTGGAACGCTTGGAATATAGATTTCGGGAATACTTATCTCAGGTATTTCCAATTATTTTATTATAGGCATTGATGGACCAGTAACTTTTGGTAATCCTTGATCTAATACTTTTGGCATCATACCCTGTACATTGCCAAGAATCTCATTCATTACTCTGGATTTAAATTGTTCTGAAGTTACATACTTGTAACCAAAGTACGCTCCACCACTCATGGAAGCTACCATTACAAATGAGATAATACTCAAAACATTAGCGATTTTTTGAAACATGATTAAAGAAGCATTACTAAAGGCTTTAGCACCTATTTCTTTGATGGTGCTTTTTTTGATTGTTGGCCTAGCTCCACTATACCTGTTGGCTGGTTTGATGACTCGATCTTTTTCAACAACAACTCCTTCGCCTGTAAACCGCCCTCAATAATTAAAATAGTTTGACTAGTCTCTTCTAAAACTTTTCTAGCTTGTGCTTGCTTTTGTCTTTGTTTGGCAAGTTCTTCACGCCATTCAACTAATTGTTTTTCAATAATATTTTTCATTATCTTTCTTGAATACTTGGGTCTGTTGGAAATTGTGTCATATTTGGAGTATAAACTCCATCTTTTACGGTAACTCCATAAAGAGTTACAAGTTCGTCTATATTTTTACAATTATCAATTTCAGTTTCCCTTGTATTACAGGCTGCTCTAACAGCGTCACGATATGTACTTATATCTGATGGTATGGCTGTTCCTTTTTCTGACTTTCTAATAACATACCAATCATAATTTGATAGTCTTGATGAAGCCTCATCTTTTACAGCATTTTTTAAAACAGTTTTTAATCCGTAAGTAATATTTTGTGTTCCGTCTGCATTTTTTACTAATTCACCTGTTATTGGGTCAGTTGTATCTTTATCGTCTAACTCTTTAGCAGTACCATCTGTATAATAAAATCTAGAATCATAAACAGGAGGGTCTGCAACCTCTGTTATACCAGCAGCAGTTTTTTCTTCTGCCGTACTTAAATTAAGCCAATTTGCTGGATAATTTGTCGTACCAATACTAAAAGCAGAGCCTACAGGTATTGGAGTTCCGTCTGATAATTGAAATGCCATAACTATATACTACCTTGCTCTTGCATATTTGAAAGCATTTTCCGCAAAAGCCATATAAATGTATGAACCACTACCAGCATTAACAATATCAAATCCAGTTCTCATTTTAAAACCAGCAGCACAAAAATCAACATTAACTTGTGAGGTTGTCTGCTCTGAACCACTTTCATCAAATTTTAAATAATCATCAACAACATTTACTGTGCTTCTAGCAGCGTCATAAGTTACCCAATGATTACCAGAGTCACTTCTTTTTATCATTAAATAACGAGGTCTAAACCCACAGAATACATAAGAGCCATTGCTACTGCCGTTACCGCTAAAAATTCCAAATTTACTAAAACCTGAAATATCGGCAAAAACATAAGCAATATAATTTTGAGAACTATCATTTACGTCATTATCATTTCCCACAGTAAATGTTGTACTGCTAGGGGTTGTATTATTCCACCATGCTGAGTTTGTTATTTGTGAAGCAGATTGTTGCCATTGCATATATTTGGTATTTCCCATGCCAACGTGATAAACATTCCAACCTCTTGCTTGACTTCTTGATTTAACAACAACCATTTTAGGAACTACTCCTAATCCGTGACCCACCGTAGCTCCACTAGTACTATTTCCTGTATAACTTACTATAGAAAACCCTGATGTGGCACTTGCTCTTACCTGTGCAGATATTGTGCCAGTGCTGTTTGTGACGGTAGATCCTCCAGCAAACCAACACCAACCTACGTAAGTTCCACTAGAATTATTTACAGCAGCTTCAGTTCCTACGTCAAAACCATCAGAATTAAATCCATTTATTAATTGACTACCACCGCTAGATTCAGCATCAGTATTATTACTAACCATATAATTTCCTGCTCCTAAAATCGTATTTGCCAAAATATGAAAATTATTGGCATTTCTTCTCTTTACCCATACCCAATCAGGAGCAAAATTGTAACCTGTTACTGCTCGTTGTGAACCAGTGCCACTGTAAGTTATAGCATCAAAGTACTTATCACCTCTTGGGGCTACTGGCTCTGGCAAATTTTGTGAATTTAATTTTTGATAACCACTTGGAATGGAATATGAAAAAGCACGTTGACCAAAATTTAAACTGAATTGTGGATCTCTTGAGCTTGATGTATCAGCAACCGCAAAAAAATATGGGCTTTGTCCATCAATCGGTACTTGCCCCCCAGAGGCTACATTAGCACCTTGATTATAATTGCCATTTCCATCTGAAAACTGACCATTTTTAGAAAAAGCTACTTTTGCTGCATCAGCATCAACAGCAACTCCGATAATGTCATTTGTAGTAAAACTTGAAGCATAAGTTGAGCCATTTCCGTCTACATATTTTGCTCCAGAACCATCTATACCTACACCACTATCAGTATCTTTTCCCGGCCAAGCATTTATACCTGTATTTTGTTTTAATTTTTGATAACTGTCAGGTGCAACTCCAAGTAATGAACTAAGAGCAGAACTACTCCCTGCATTTATTTGAACTTCAAAATACCACTTACCTGATTCCATCCCAAAAGTTGCAAGTGCAGCATCATTATCGTCACCATCTGTAAAATTAATATCTAAAGCACCATTTCTAATTCTTGAAGGAGTCCTAGAATTTATAAAACTAAGAGTAGGATAATTATTCGTTGGTGTATCTTCTAAAGAATCATTACCTTTTCCAGCACTTACAGATAAATTATTCGGAGTGTAGTTGTTACTATTTCCACTTGTATCCTTACCTAATGTCGTTGCACTTGTTCCACTATTATCAGAAAATTGAAGTCTGAAACCATTAGTACCAAATGATAACGAACCAGTGTCTATTGGTATCCATTCACCAGTTACAGAATCGGTTTCAGCAAAAGAGGAAGGGGTTAACTGTTGTCCGTCAATAAGGTTTACATCAGCCATATAACCATCAAAATGACCGCCATTATCGTATCTTCCTACTTGATGTGCTTGAGTAAGATTTATACCAGTTTCATAATTTTGTGAAGGTCGACTATTATTATCAAAATCTGTTAATTGATCTCCATTTACATATAATTTAATTCTATTTGACTCTGAGGACTGTGTTGTATCTACAGCTATAACCCAATGTTGCCATGCTGTTACATCCCTAAATTTAGCAGTTGTAGATATTCTATTAGGTATATCCATGTAAAAACGATCTTCTGAATCAAAACCAAATGTTGTTTCAACTGAACCTCTAGCATCCATGAGAACGTGTGCGTTTGCAGAATTATGTATTTCAATTGATGATCTTTTAATCCATAAACTTAATGTCCAAGTTCTTCTATTACCACTACTACTTGGAGTTCTTGTTAAATAGGATTCGCTTACATTATCAAATCTTAAACTTCTTTCAATTTCAAAACTTACTGCTCCACTAGCTCCTGCTCTGATTGTGTCAAATAAAGCCATCTATTTTACATCCGCAGTAAAGGCACAATGAATCACGCTACTTGCTCTAATAACATAATCTATTCTATCTACTGCGTTAGCTGCTGTCGATAAGGTTGGTGCTGTACCACCAGCAAATTTATATGCTGAGTTGAAAGATAATGTTCTTGAACCTGTGCCATCTTGAATAATAAAAATTGAACCGCATTGACCAATAGCACTTGAAGTATTGCTATGCGATAAGGTTCTATTACCTCCTAGCGTTACAACGTGATGAATTGAAGTTGTGAAATTTGCTGTTACTGTTGAACCATCTGAAAGAGTGGTAATAGTTGATGAGCAAGTATCCTCAACAGCGATACCACCATTAAAAGAAACTTTTGCACTTGAACTGTCAGTTGTATCAGATCTTAAAAATTGACTTGAATCAATACTATCTAAAGTTGCTGCGTTTCCTCCATCAGCAGAAGTTATATAACCCGCACCATTTGTAAGTTGATTATTATTAGTAACGTTGGTTGCGGAAGCTGCTATACCATCAAGTTTGTTTTTTAATGTTGTCGTAAAATTTTCATCTGTTTGAGAAGTAACAGAAAAATCTAAAGTGCCATCACTGTCTTGATATGTAACTGATATTCCTGACTCACTGTTGCCAGAAACCATAGCACCAACAATATCCTGTACTTGTTCATTTGTTAAAGTTGCAGTGATATAGCCAGCACCATTTGTTATTGCATTATTATTAAGAGATATGTTTCCTGTACCATCAAAGCTAACTCCTGCAATAGTTCGTGCAGTAGCTAAAGCCGTTGCAGTCGCAGCATTACCAGAAGTATCTTGGTTTCCAGAAGTGTTTACACCAGGTAAATTTATATTTCCCGTTCCATCAAAAGATACTCCGCCAATATTTCGTGCAGTCTCAAGGGCTGTGGCTGTTGCAGCATTTCCTGTAGTGTCCTGATTCAACGTGCCAACAACAAAATCTATTGTGCCATCGCCATCTTGGTAAGTTACTGTTATGCCTGTTTCAGTATTACCAGTAAGCATACCTCCAACGATATCTTGGACTTGCTCATTGGTTAGAGTTGCAGTTATGTAGCCAGCACCGTTGGTAATCGCATTATTATTCAAAGAAATATTTGCCGATCCATCAAAACTAACTCCAGCTATTGTTCTAGCTGTTTCAAGTTTTGTTGCTGTTGCAGCATTACTAACGGCTCCAATCTCAGCTATAGAATTATCATCTTTCTTAGTAAATAATTTTGCTGTATCTGTTCTTAAGGCAACTTCTCCGACAACAAGATCACTAGCACCTGGATCGCTACCGCTTGCTCTTTTTAATTTAATTGTGTTTGCCATTGGCCGATCTCCTGATGGTTAAATTTAGTATGTTCCTCCATCTATATCGAAACTAGAGGCACTTTCATCTTCTAAAAATGTAACAAGATCAGATAATGCAACCTGTTTCATTGTTCCAGCATCATTACAAATAAATCTATCTGCTGCTGCCAAAGTGGTTGAGGTAGCTGACGTTCCACCGTCAATCAAATTTATTTCAGCAGTTGTAGCTGTAACTCCATCAAGAATATTTAATTCTGAGGCAGTAGATGTTACTCCATCTAAGATATTCAACTCAGCAGTAGTTGATGTAACTCCGTCTAAAATATTTAGTTCAGCAGTTGTTACAGTTGCTCCATCTAAAATGCCAATTTCTGTTGAAGTAAGAGCAGCTAAAGCAGCAGATCCACCAGATTGACAGGAAGATAAGTTCGTTAGGTCTGTTGCAGATGCCTGTGCTCCTAAAGATGCTCTAGCAGTTGCTCCAGATTCAAGAACAAAATTAGATCCATCACCAACGATAAAGTTGCTATCTGTTGGAGTTAGGCCAGCTATATCACTAAGTTGTGCGTCAAAAGCCTGTACATTTGTTCCAATTGCTAATCCTAAAGCAGTTCTAGCTGCACTTGCACTTGTAGCACCCGTTCCACCGTCAGAAATTGCTAAAGTGCCTGTTATAGAACTAGCAGCAAGATCAACAGCAATTTCAGCAGATTCAATAACAAGTCCACCATTAGATTTAAGATCCGCAGATAAAGTATTACCAGATTTTTCTAAACCATTTCCTGCTGTGATCTGACCAGCACCAGAAAACTGTGCATAAACTAAATTATTCGTTGCCACCACCGCACTTCCAGAATCCGAAGTGCAAACAAACCCATTTTCAGCGTTTACTGTTCCTTGTTCAACAAACGTAAACATACCAGCAGCATTAGCACCCGCAGCTAAGTCTGTTGTTCGTTCCCAAGTGCTTGCTTTACAAAGGTATAAACCATTTTGACTTGCTGTACTTTGATCTTTAACTAATACTCTTTCATCAGCAGAAACAGCAATTCCATCAATAGTTTGCGTTCCAGAAAGTGTAATATTTGCTGTAGTAGCTACTTTTACGGAGTCTTTTATGTCTAAACCTTGAGAAGTAGAATCTACATATCCTTTTGTGGCAGCATCAGTAGAAGCGGTAGGTGTTGCTAATGATGTAATTTTTTGACTATTTAAAGATACGGCAGCAGCAGGAGCAGCCATCTCTGCCAAAGTATTGGTGCGTACTCCCGTATCAAAATCAGATATTTTTGTATGTGCTATTGAAGGAATATCGTCACTTACTAAAGCCCTAAATGTAGGTGCAGCAGCACTTCCAGAAGCAGCACCAGCTAATACGTGATTTGTTGTTCTTGTTGTTGTTTTATCAAAAAATGCTCCTTTACCACCAATAGCTTCAATACTTGTGGCAGATCCTCCTGCTCCTCCTGTTCCTTTACCAATAACTAATACTTCATCACCTTCTCTAAAAGCTATTTCAGCATTTTCTAATGACGTTGGGTTTGATGATCCAGTTGATCTTTTAATTCTAATTGTGTTTGCCACTAGAAGTTACCTCCATCTACGAGTGTGAGAACAGTGTGAGTTGCAGTTGCTTCAAATCTATTATTTGAACTATTGAAAACAGGAATTGAACCATCGACTTTGTTATCGCCATTAAATTCAAACCCTGATGCAGCAGGACCTTGTGGCCCTTGCGTTGTGATTTCAACTGTAGTTACATCAGAAATCTGACTTACAGTTACGGAATTAGGACTGCTCATGCTGTGTAACCCTCACTTATAAATAGTTTACCCTCTAAATAATAGTTTTTGCTACCCGATCCATCTGTTAACAATACGTCATAAAATAGAATATCTGGTGTAAAAGTTGCTGTGTCAGTGTCAGACAAGGAAATATCCACTATTCCACCTGATCTATTAGTATAAGCAACTGTCCAATCTGCATATTTTGTGGAACGTGATTCATCATAAACTTGTGCAGCTACAGTATATCCAGTTAAATCTATAGCCGATCCAGTGGAATCTTTAAATGTTAGTCTGATGGGAAAATCTGCTCTCCTATCAACAGTAAAATTCTTTTTTCCTGGAATTATTGCCATTATACTGTTATTTCAAATGCTGTTATCTGTGAAGTTCCACGAAAATGTGTATCAGAATCACTATCGACTTGTGATCTATTTATAAATAAATTAGAACTATTACCTTCTCCTCTAAATTGCACTTTATATGTTGTTGCACTTGTTGTAGCAGGAGAATCTAAAAATAAATTAGTGTGGTTAAATGCCATAACATTATTTGGCGGATTACCTTGAAAACTTGTAGCAGGATTTCTACTTCCAGCAGTATCACCAACGCAAATTACAGTTGAACCCCTTAATATTCTGTAACCATGCCTGTGACCCGAATCCGCAGCCATTAATATGCTAGGAACAATTAAAACTTTATTAGAAGAACTACTAGGGGTAATAGTTACACTTAAGCCAGTAATATCTTGATATGATCCTCCAGTACCACTTGTACTCATAGTATCTGTTTTGACTGTCTGCACTATTTGTATAATTCCACCACTAGCTCCACTTGGCAGACCCCCAACAGGCACTATTGAATTGACTTTAAGTTGGCTCATAATTAACTAGGCTTTGTGGGAAATGTAACCGCTTTTACTTCAGCAGTTGTTGTAAGACCATTTGTAATGTCTCTCAACGCTTGTCTATATGTTTTCATATTATCTGCCATTGTTACATCTGATAAGGCATAAAAATCTGTATCTTCTAAAAGAATATTTCTTTTACGTCTTAACTTATCTAATCTCATATTAAATTCTGCTTCAGGTAATTTTGCTTTTATATCTTCCCTGCTTATTTCTGCTGTACCACTTAACCAGTTAAAAGTACAAGTTTCTATATCGCTTCCGTAAATACATACTTTTGCATCTGGGTTGATTAGTAAAACTGCTTCTAAAATCATTGTTCAATCTCCCAAAGCATAACTCCACAATTATTTTCTAAATAAGTAGTACCACCCTCCTGATCAAATCTATTGATCCTTAAAAAAATATTTGCTGTACTCGCATACCTAAAATCATAAGTTATTGCACTACTGCTGTTGTGGTCATGTTCAAAAGAAAAAACTTGCGAAAATGGCTCCATATTAGCGTTTCTTGCATACCTAATTGAAGCACTTAAAAAAGTACTTCCAACAAAACAACTATGTAAAAGCCAACCACCTGTTCCTTGTGCATCTTCTTGGCAAGTATATTGACCAATAATAATACTTGTACTAGAAACAGGTGTAAAAACTGCTGTCCATTTTGATTCTGTATTACTTGTTGATGGAGTTAAATCATCGGCATCACCAGAAAATTGTGTCACAGTAGTTTGTAACTCAGGTGCTTGAAACCTTTTGGATTGCAAAATAAATTTGCTGTTTCCTGATACTTTTTCTAATTTGTTTACTTTTAATGTACTCATGGCTTGGGATTAGCGTCTTTTACAGCTTTGATGTGAGTAGCCCACGTTCCAGTGGTATCTAATTTTCCAGCAACCATATCGTGATACAACATATCAAGTTGATCTCCAATATCAGCGTAATATGTGCCAACCTTTACTCCCCCTATACCGCCTAACCTGTCAGTTTTATACTTAACAGCAGCAGCTTCAGCATTTAATGTTGCTCGTGCAGCATCTATTTTACTCTGATCTAAACTTACAGAATTACCGCTTGCATCAAAAGCACCAGCACCATCATCAATAGTAACTACCGTTCCAGGGTATGCTTTATAAATTGCTTCGTGATCTAAGGCCATAATTAGGTTTTAATTAGATTATACATGGAAGTAATCATGCTGACACCTCAAACGCTGTAATAGTTGAAATACCACAATAATTTTGTGCTTGATCGTGACCATTTTGCCCTTTATTAAGATAAAAAGTATAACCTTCAACACTCACATAAACATTATAAGTTTGTTGAGAAGTTGAAGCTGGTGAATCTTGTGCATAAATTGGAACAGTAAACAAAACAGAGGTGGAGTCATTTCTTGTTGATGACATTGTAGGTGTCCTACTTCCAAGTGTACCTGTATATTGATAATCAGTTAAACGTGTAGAGCCGTTTCTTATTTCAAAACCCGTGTGGACATTATCTCCACTATTACTTCCAACAATAACTGCATGAAGTAAAATTTTACTTGAGGTACTTAATGGTGTAAGACTTACACTCAAACCAGTAATTATACTGTAATTTCCTGTACTAACAGCAGCACTAAAATCACCAGTTTTTACTGTTTGCTTCATTTGTATTATTCCACCACCACCACCTGTAGGTACTCCTCCTGTTGGTATTATGCTGTTGACTTTTAATGTGCTCATAATTTAAACGACTGTCCAGGTTTCACCAGCACCAACTGTAACTGTTACACCTGATTGTATAGTAATAGGACCAAAGCTGCCAGCGTTTTGTCCATTAGTAATAGTATAACTCTGTGTAACTGTTTGATCGTTTTCCCAAAAGATATTGTCACCTCCAGCACCTTGAGCACCAGCACCAGCAGCAGCCCAACTTAACGTACCAGAAGCGTCTGACACAAGAGCATAGCCAGAAACAGCAGCATCAGCAGAAGGTAATGTCCAAGTAAGGCTAGAAGAAACTGTAGCTGGTGCTTGAAATCCTACATAATGGCTACTATCAGCATCAGCAAACCTTAGATCATTCTGTGCTTGAAGAGTCAATCCATTAGCATCGAATATCATCTGCTCTGTACCACTGGAAGAAAACCCCATAACATTTGCAGATTTTCTAAACAAACCTAAATCTGTATCTGTATCGAAACTTAATGCTGGAGTAGATGCACTACTAGAATCATCTATAAGTAACGGACCTGTCATAGTACCGCCAGCTTTTGATAACAAAC